CAAACCAATCTCGTTTTTGAGCCCAAACATTTGTGCCTTTCTCATACGCGTAGCCTAACCAAATAAATAAAGTCTGCTCATTGGTAAACTCATCTACTTCAATAGTAAGAATTACAAAACTATGATCAGCTTTATACAGATAAGCTTTGTTATTCACACAAGCTGCATAAACGTCTTCAGCTCTATAACTTAAAGTCCTATCTTTAAGAATTTCAACAATACCGGGCTTTACTTCTTCCCAGCAAGTGCGTATATCAACGCAGACAAAATCTTCAATAGTCGATTTCCTTTCCGTATCTGCCATACCGTCTCCTAGGTAGCCCTATGCCTTTATATTTAACAGTCCTTTTGACTCCTAAATCTCCGCCTCGAGCTCTTAATTCTGCTTGTTTTATTTCTAAGTTAAACTGGTATAGATACTCTTGTGCAGCAGCTACATCTGTCCACTCTCTGTTGGGAAGTCTTAGCAATCTGTACAAAGTCCCATAAATTAAAGCATCTCTATACTGATTAGCTACTGTAGTATCAATATTATTACTTGTTCGGGTTGGTTTTAAAGCTACACTAGCTATAACTTCTTTTGCCCCACTTGGGACAGGCACAATCCAAAATAGACTTGGTGACTTTTGCAAGTATACATGAGGGTTACCTGTTCTATTTCTCCAGTCTGGGTAGTTTAATTCTAAGCTCCTAGGGCTTATAGGATCCATATCGTTACCGTCGTGGGTCATGTATAAAACTTGATGAACTTCTGTAGCTACTGGAAGATCAAAATCATACTCGTAAACACCTGCAATAGTGTTGAATGGATCCATGTCTAATATATAAGCTTTTGACCTTTCGCAAAACTCAATAGTCGCAGAACGTATATTTTGTTCCACTAAAGGGTCTGGGCATAAAGGTACGTAGGGTAAAATTTCTTTAACTAAAGAAGAATAGGCTGCCACCTTATCCTCCTTGCTGCATTATTTTTGGAACAGACCCTATATTAGAAACCATATCATTGTTTGGGTCTAACAACATTTGTGCTTGACCGCCTTGGCCTATACTTGCTGTAAACAACTGATAATGTGTGCTTGCCCTTTGAGAGTTTCCTGCGTACTCCGCATCTTTCATATATGCTCTATAGAGAACAAAATCAATAATAGGGTTAGCATAAATATCATCAACACTAATGGTCTCACTAGCTGCTGATAAATCTGTAGGTGCAGCTGAGTAAACAATTTCTACATAAGCGTTACCGGATACTCCAGGATAAACATAGTAATTGCGAGGATCATCGTCGTCAAAAACATAATGTTTAACAGTTGTTCCATGTGTAGATACGTTCCCATCGTGCCAATCTGGCTCTTGTGTGTTAAGAATATCTACGTTTACTATTCTAATCGCTCTTTTACCTGTAGCACCACCAGAAGCATCAGACATGTTCCTAGTTATTTTGATTAGCCTCAACCCACCTGAGGGTAAAGTTTGTTTTGTACCTGTAACTAATTGAACATTTGTTGTAGTAGCGCTAGATTCTGGTCTAAAATTAACAATCTCTCTCTGAGCGTCATTTATATAATTTAAAAGCTCAGCCTCAGTCCATCTAACACTGGTTGTATCTTGTAAAGTGTCCCTAATTCGATCTAGTAAATTAGTGCCCGTGAGTGTCCCTGCCATAATTTATTACTCCGCTTGTTCAAGCTCTGCTATTAAATCTGATTTCTTTTTGCGCCTGTCTAATTCTATTCCAATAGTTCTACCGTATTCTTCTAGCTCTACTTTAGTCATACCTTCAAAGTTTGGTTTTGGGTCTTCAACTGCTGGAGCTTCCTCTATAACAGCTTCTTCCTCTATTGAAACTTCTTCTACTATAGGAGCAGGTTCTACTACTGGGGCTTGTTTAATGTCTTTTACTTCCGTGCATCCGGCTTGTAAACAAAGTAAACCTAAATCATCACCAACTTGTCTAGGTTCGCCAGCTTTTAAGTGTATAACTGCACCCCAAGTAGATGCTACTGATTTGTCTTCGTTTGATACTATCCACATAATTTTCTCCTTAAATATGGGTGGCTAACAAAAGCCACCCATAAAATATACCACAATTAGTATGCTACATCTAACGCAATAACGCCGAAGTCTTCATCCTGACCTGTGTGGTCTGAATTGTAGACTGGCTTCTTGAGTCCGAAGATTTTACCAATTGAAATACCGTTTTGGTTACCATAGTCGAAGGTATCTTCTACTATCTCTGGTATACCAATATCTGCCATAGCTAATGATTGAGCGCCACAGAATAAACATCTTGAGTAGTTTATGTCTGCATCTGCACCACCTTTATAACCAGCAGCACCAGCATTTGCTGAAGTACCGGTTAAAGCGCCACTTGTATTAAACACATGTCTAAACTCGTGAACCATGATGCCATCAACCATTAGAGATGATGAACCTGAGAACAAGCTTGAACCTGGCCCTCTTACTCCAGCATTTCTTACGTTAGCAAGGAAGTCTGAATCAAGTTTTAGGTCAGCCATTACTTGTGGTGTTACGAAGAGATGGAATGTCTCGTCGTTACCCGCACCTCTTAGTCCTCTAATGTATTGATCTTTAGCGTAAGCTTTTAGATCTACAATAGTGCTGTAGCTTATTTTGTCAGCTGCTTCTAAAGCAGTAACATCACCAGCTACAAGACCGTTAGTTGCATCCACTCTTCTATGTCTATTAGAAGTTGGCGCACTTACAGAGCTTGAGAACTCTAAGTCGTTTAGGTTTTGACCTGAATTCATTGAGGCTCTTAGACCACCATTGTTTTTCAAGTTATATCCAATACCACTTAGTGTAAGGAATGCTAATTGGTCCATTCTGTCAGCCATTGCATAAGCAAGAGCATCTCTTGAATGTTCCCTGAAGTTCACAACTGATTTTTGATCAGCCAGTCTACCTGACAGTCTGTTCGCAAATCTTAGTTGGTCGATTGTTACGACTATGTCGAACGCTCTTAGTGATTCTTCATTACCTTCGAGAGTGTTGTCTCCAACAATACCGTCACCAGTCATGTCAGCTAAAAGTGTTAATACAGCTCTAGCTCCCTTTTCTGATTGGGTAAGCTCAGATATTCTCTGAACCATAGCGTTGTTTCCGCTACCCGCGAATTGGTTAATGAAGGACATATTTCTAGCTACACGCCAGAAATCTCTAGACCAGATAGTAAGCTGTTCACTGGTCAAAGAAGCAAAGTTAGTATTTGCCATGATATTTCTCCTATCATTAAATTAATTAACCAGTCGACTTTTGGAGCGACTTTTTATCCGTGTACCCTTTGTCGTTGGGGTGACGCTCTCGTTGTTTACGGATTACGAACCCGGATAGTTTTACGCACTAACAGGCGAATAACGTTTTTTACGGACACGACCCCGGTAAGATATCGCTCTTACGTGCGAACTTATTTATTTTATACCACACTTTATCCAAAATCACCACGCATTCTGCGTAAAGTTTCAGCAGGTAAAGCATCAAATTCTTCGATTGACATTGCATTAATATCAACTTTTTTTTCTGTTTTGTTTTTACCTTTCATAGCAGGTGGCTGTTTTTCAGCTGCTTCTATCTTCTTTTTAGTATTAGCAACTTGTTTTTTCTCTATAACTTTTTGTTGCACTGGAGTAGGTTCATTAAGAGGTACAGGTTCCACAACAGTAGGAATTAATAAGTCTACTGCTTTTTGCAAAGCATCTGCGCCTTCATACCCTTGGATAATGTATGCATCTCTTAAACCTAAAACTTCTTGAGTTTTTACCTCATCATACTTTGAACTACTTTCATCTAGAATCGGATGCTTCTCTGCAACTTCAGCTGCTTTTTGCTGTAGTCTCATAGTTTCAGTGCTCTGTTGCACCGTTTGGCCCATTTGGTTTTGTACCTCAAACATCATAGTTTGCTTCTCGGCTGCTCTAATTTCTGCTCTTAACTTAGCGGCTTCTGCGGCTTGTCCATTTAGAATCAACTCTTGGTACTCAACTTCTTTAGCATCAAAGTCAAACTCTGGAGCTTTTTCTATTCTTTCAACAGGATTAGAAAGTTCCTCTACTTTCTTTTGTAACGCTTTTTGTTTTGCTAGAACTTCATCAAACCTAGACTTTGGAATCATAGGTTCTTTTGGTTCCTCAGATTTTTCCTGTACTGGTTCAACAGGTTGTTGTGCATCTCCCTCATCATCTGCCAGTACTGTTTCTTCTCCTGAATCTTCTGTGTCTTCGTCTGCAGGTTCAACATCTTCCTCTTCTGCTTCCTCTTCAGACTCTTCAGATGGTTCTTCTTCAGCCTTAAGCTCTTCGACTTCTTCAATTTCTTCCTCCTTGGGAAATTCTATTTCATCTTCTTCAGGTGATTCAAAGTTCATATCAACTTCAAACCCTTTCGCATCTTCTTCAGAAATAGGGTCTGCTCCAGGCATTACCTCTAGTTCGATTTTATCATCCGGGGTGTTATTATCTTTTGCCATATTAATTACCTCCTGTTGGTTTCATGGCCGCAGCCGCCATCTTGGCAGCAGCTGCAGTATCGCTTTGGTTTTTCCTCATGTCATTCGTTAAAGCTGATAGCCTTTCACGTAACTGAAGCTCCTCTTGCTTAGTTTGGATTTTACTCTGTAATTCAGCAACCTTCAACTGTGGATCTGCTGCAGTTGCTTGCGTCTTAGCCTGGTTAAGTTGCGCTTCTGTTTGTAATCTTGCAACTTCTGCTTCTAATTTAGCAATCTCAAGCTGCGTACTTCTGATCTGCGACTCCATTTGGAACTGTTGTAACTGTATCTGTTCGTCAGACGGTGGAGCAGTGCCCTGCATTTGTCTAATTCTTTCTGCAATATCTGCTTTACGTGATAGGTGAGAGTATTCAACAATCATATCATCTGGTATTGGGACACCCGCGCTTCTAAGTTCAATAGCTTCAGCAAACTGCATTTCATCAAAGTTGTCTCTAGCAGGAGCTGTACCTACAATAACATCATAGTCTCCTAAGGTTAAATCATTAATAATTTCACCTTCAGGTGTCATTTGATTTACTCTTAATTTTTTTCTAGGTTTGTAAGGATCAGATTGGTCTGTTATTTGAATAACACGTTCTTCTGTGTAGTAAGCCTGAATCATTGATAATATCTTTTCAGCAAGATACTGCCTTGTCTTTGCTAAGTTATCTAAAGGCACCTGTAACATCAAAGAGCCTCTATTTTCTAAGGACTTAATTGCCACACCAGAAAGCTCCGGGCTTGTTTGCCCTAACATAGCATCTCCAATGCCGCTTATTTGTTTAATATTAACTGCTGCTTTTTGGCTGATTCTATCTAAACCGGTAGGTATTTGATTAGGTGGTATCTTACCAGGAG